TTACGACCGGTACGGCTGGCCGTAATAGTATTCATAGGCGCGGAGCACCTCGCCGGTGCGGATGCCCGCCTTGATCGCCGCGTTGACCTGCGCGGCGGTGAGCGTCGGGCGGGCGGCCAGCTTCTCCTGCTCCTCCGCCTCCTTCCGCTCCCGTTCGAGCTGCTGTGCGTAAGCCGCGAGACGCTGCGCGTCCTCGCGCTCGTACGCCGTGCGCTTCGCGTCCAGCGCGTCCTGCCGGTCGATGAGGTAGCGCAGCGCGTCGGCGTAGGCGTTCGTCCGCTCCTGCGCCGCCTTTGCCGCCGCGTTCGCGCTCTCGATGTCGCCGGTCAGGCGCGCGTCGGCGATGGCGCGGTCCAGCGAGCCGAGGGCGCTGATGCGCTCCTGCTCGCCCTGACGCAGCGCGTCCTCATACGCGGTGTCGTAGCCCAGACGCGTCGTTTCCGCCGCGCCGCCGGTGATGCCGCCCGCCGCCAGACGCTGATCGAGCGCCTTGCGGTTTTTCATCTGATCGACGTAGAGCTGGCGGAACAGATCGGCATACTGCCGCTCCGCGTCGGCCTTCTGACTCTCGAGGCCGTTCACCGCCCTGCGCACCGCCGCCTCCTGCGCCGCCTGCCGCTGCTCCGCCTCGCTCCGCGCGCCGCTGTAGAGCGTCCGGTACTCGCCGAGCATCTCCCTGAGGGTCTGCTCGGGGGAGTCGGTCCCGCCCGTCACCGTCCAGCTTCCGGACGGCGCGTCATAGGTGCTGACGCTGCCCGTGCGCTCGTCGAGGATCCGGTTGATCTCGACGTTCTGCCGGTGCAGCGCGTCCTTTGCCGCCGCGCTCTCCGCCGTGTGCCAGTCCAGAGAATTCCGCTTCGCCTGCGCGCGCAGCTCGTCGTTGGTCATTTTGCTGAAATCGATCGCCATGGTATTTCCTCCTTACTCGTACAGCCCCAGGCGGTCGTTGACCACGAACACGCGGAGCATGTCCGCCGAGAGGTCGAGGCCGGCTCCGGTGCCGTTCAGCGCGCCGCGCTCGCAGAGACGGCGGATCGTCGGCTCCGCCCACGGCGCTTCCTGTCTGATTTCTTCAAGGGTCTGGTAACGCTTCATTTCTTCGTTCTTCTCCTCCGTCCGCTTCTTCGGGCGGATGTATGCCCGCACGGCGCTCCGGCTCCGCGTCCGGCGCATGACCGCGCCGCCGTTGGCCTCGTCCGCCGTACCGGTGTTGCCGTCGATCGTGGTGACCAGCGCCGGCCCCGCGCGCTCGACGATGCCCGTGTGGTCGGTATCCGCGCCGCCGGGGAGGTCGAAGATGGCGACGTCCCCCGGCTGCGGGTCCGCGACGACGCACTCCGGCTGATGCTCGCGGTACCAGCGCAGGAGCGCGCCGCAGGACGCGGTCTTGAACGGCAGCGGCGCGCCCGCGCGCGCAAAGCACCACTGCACGAAGGCCATGCACCACGGATAGCCGCTGCCGCTGACCTCCCGCCCGTAGTACCAGTCGTTGTACTTGACGCGGTTGCTGTTCGCCGGCTGCTCCCTGACGCCGAGCTCGCCCGCGGCGACCGCCAGCACGTCCTTACCCGCGCCCGCCATCGTCCCCGTCCTCCCGCTTCAGGACCGTCTTCAGGCACAGCAGCAGCAGTTCCCCGCCGAAGAAGGCGAGAATCACCGCCAGCAGCTCCGCCGGTTCGCCGCCGCGCGCCTGGATGCGCAGCGCGCAGAGCGAGGCGAAGGTCGCGAACGCGACGCAGTAGGCGACGGTCGCCTTGGCGAACAGATGCGGTATCTTTTTCATGTCTCCGTCCTCCGTTCCAGCTCGGCGAGCCGGCGGCCTGCCGCCTTGAGCTTTTCCTCATGCAGCTCCGAGCGCTCCTCCAGCCGGTAGGTGCGCTCGACCACCTGATTGTGCTTGCTGACCTTGTCCTCAAGCTGCTCCAGCCGGTAGGCGATCAGGGCCGCATTCTTGTTGTTGGACAGCCATGTGCCCAGCAGCGCCAGGACGCCCGTGACGAGGGCGACAAGGATCGTTTCGCTCATGCCGTGCCTCCCCCTATGACGCCGTCGGCGATTTTGCCGTGTAGTACACGGTGTTGATCGTCGGGGTGCCGTCGAACGGTCCGCCGATGCCGGAGAACATCTCGGTCAGCGCGTCTGTCCCCGCCGTGCCGTTCCCGTCGCGCGGGATGGGGTAGGGATACGGGCAGGACGCCGTCTGCGTGTCGGACAGCAGAAGGCTCGTGCAGCCTTTGAACATGCGGTAGCAGGCGGAGTTGCCCAGCGTGCCCGCCGGCAGCTCCGGCAGCGTCGTCAGGCTCGTGCAGTTGATGAACATGGACTCGTAGCAGTTGTTGACCAGATAGCCTGCCCGGAGCGCCGGCGCGCGGGTGAGCGCGGTGCAGCCGGAGAACATACCGCTGTAGCAGCCCACCGCCAGCGAGAACACCGGCAGCGCCGGCGCGGTCGTCAGGCTCGTGCAGTCCGCGAACATCAGGTAGTAGCAGTATTTTGCCAGCGAGGTCGCCGGCAGCTCCGGCGCGGTCCGGAGCCCGGTGGCGCTGAACATCTCGCTGTAGCAGTACTGCGTCAGCGAGGTCGCCCCCAGCTCGGGCGCGCGGACGAGCGCGGCGTTGCCGTAGAACAGGTTGCCGAAGCAGTAGCTGTCCATCGCCGGATGGCTGCCCGCCGCGACCGTCTCGTAATCCAGCAGCGTTTCGATGTTCCCGTCGCAGCGGATCCCGGAACCGGTCAGCTTCCATCTGCGCTGCACGACGCCGCCGGTGATCGATCTGTTCCCGGAGCCGCGCAGGTACAGCACGCCCCCTCTGCTGGCGAGCTGCGCCGTGCCGGTCCACACCTCCCAGTCCGCCGTGCCGTCCGTCCAGTAGATCGTCCCGCTCCAGCTCTTCGAGCGGTTGTTGACCTCGAGCGTGAATTCGGACGCGGACGAGAAGCGCAGGCAGTTGTTCAGTCCGCCCGGCAGCGTTCCGCCGCCTCCGCCGCCGATCATGATCGGGTTGCCGAGTATGCTCATGTCGTCACCTCCGTCAGCGTGCACTGGAGCGTGAGCGCCGCCGTGGGCGCCGCGCCCAGCGCGTAAGCCGTCAACGTGCCGCCGTTGTTCTCGATGTACAGCGCGGACACGCCGTCGCTCAGCAGCTGCGCGAGCGCCGCCGCGTTCGGCTGGAGATCGACCTTCGTATTCGCCGTCGCGCCGCTGATCGAGACCGACTGCGTGTACGGGCCGCTGCCGCTCCAGCTCGCGGAGAGCGTGACGGACGCGGCGCGGATCGCGTCCTCCTTGCCGACGGTCAGCGCCGCCGCCTGCTGGGCGTAGTATTTCGCGTTGTTGTGCCAGCGCGGGTCGAGGCTGCCGACGTCTGTCCCGTCCTCCGTGCCCACGGCCCAGGCCTCCGACGCCAGTGCGCTGAGCGACGCCGAGAGCGCGCTGTTGTTCGCCGCCGACGCCTTCTGGCTCGCCGTGTCCCGGTAGCCCGCGGCGGCGTTTCCGTACTGCAGCGCGTCCGCCGCGCTGCTGCCGGCTGCCGAGACGTAGCCCTGCAGCTGCGCCACCAGCTCCGAGGAAAGCATCGTGTCGGTGATGCTGCCCGCCTTCACCGTCGCCGTGACCGTCTGGTTGCTGACGGAGAAGTCGATCTGGGCGCTGTCGACAAAGTCGAGGCCCGAAATGAACGCGGACATCGGCACGCTCTGCGTCGTTCCGTCGGCCAGGGTCAGCACGAGGCACTGCGTGGCCGCGTCATACTCCCAGTTGGTCGCGACCTTCTCCAGCACCGTGTCGAAGGCGGTGTAGCTGCCGTCCTCGCGCGTGAAGGTGAACACGCCCGTGTTCGCGTCGAAGCTGACGCTCTTGAAGTGCAGGTCCGTCACCGCCTTGTCGCTCTTGAGCGAGAGCGCCGCCGTCGTGTCCGCGCTGTTGCTCTTGGCGTCCAGCAGCGTTTTCAGGCTGCCCAGCGCCGTCTGCACGTCGCCGCCGGCGAGGCCGGCGACGGCGGTCATGCCGATCTCCGACGCGCCCTCCCCGGAGGCGAGCGCGTCGATCAGACCGTTGAACAGCTCGCGGAGCGCCTCGCGGATCAGGCGGTCGAACACCGCCTTGTTCTGCGCCGCCGTGCCGACCAGCTTGTCCGGCGCGGCGATCACGCCCTTGCGCGCGATGGCGTCCTCAGTCAGTTTGTAAGATGTAAGGCTCATCGCCCTGTTCCTCCTTTATCGCTTGGAAAATTTGCCCGCCGCGTAGTGCTTCACGATGGCGTAGACGCCGAAGCCCTCGTTGACCGCGTCGTTCTTGACCAGGATCTGCAGACGCTTGTACTTCCTGACCTGCCGCCCGAACGGGATCTCCGCCGGGCCGTCGTTGGCGTTGAAGGTGAAGCGGGCGAAGTCGATGTCCTCCCAGTCGAAGATGTCCATCGTGCCCTGCGCCGCCTGCCACGCCACCACGTCGCGGTCGGTGCGGAAGAGGACCTTCGCGCCGCTGCGGGCGTAGGGCTTGATGGTCACCGCGCCGCCTCTCTTGACCAGCGTCTTGAGGACCATCGGATCGCCGTCGTCGTCCGAGCGGGTGGCCCAGACCGCCTCGATCGCCGCGCCGTCGTCGCTGTAGCGCTCCATGCCGTCCTGATCGGTGTTGAAGCGGCAGACGCGCCCGTCCTCCGTGCCGAACCACAGCGACTCCCGTCCGCCCTCGATGCAGCGCAGGACGCAGCGCGCGGGCACGTTCTCCCAGTAGAAGCACTCATAGACGAAGCTCGTGTCGTTGCGGGAGGCGTACGCGCGCGGCTGCCGCCCGTCCAGGCCGTAGACCCGCCCGCCGACGAAGATCAGGTATGCGCCGTCGTAGCTGCAGGACACGGCCTCGGACAGGTCCTCGCTCAGCAGCTTCGGGTCGATGCGGAAGCTGCGGTTCTGCGCGATGCGCTCGGCGGTGAGGCTGTTGGTGGTCAGGGCGCAGACGCCGCTGCCGGTCAGGATCATCTGCTCGTCGCCGATGTTGCCGAAGCCGAAGCGCGTCACCGCGCCCGCGCCGGCGAGGCAGGGCTTGACGGGGAACACCGCCTCGCCGTCCCCGTCGAGCGCGCTCGAGCGGAGGAACACCGTTGAATCCTGCCCGTTGTCCTCCTTGACCACGGCGAGGTACTCGCCCAGCCGCCGGTAGCCCATGATCGCCGTCTCGTCCGTGCCGATGACGGCGTAGAGCGTGTCGGGCCAGTAGGTCCCGTCGGCGTAGGCGCAGGTGAAGTCGCAGTTCGGATAGTCCGGGTTCCCCGTCGCCACGATCCGGTCGCTCGCCGCGCCGACGCCCCAGACGATCGCCGCGCGGCACTTGTTGACGCGGTCGGCGTAGCCCGCGACGGTTTTGGTGAACGCGATGACGACGTTGTCCGCCGCGCCCGCGGCGGGCGCGGCCGGAGCGGCCGCGAAGGTCACGGTCCCCGCCGTCAGGTCCGCGGTCCAGCCGCCTGTCGCGGCGGCGCCGTTCACCTCGACGGCGTCCACGCTGTCGAGGTCCCGGTACGGCAGTGCGTAGACCGTGCTCGTCCCGTCCGCGAGGAAGCCGACCCGCTGCTTCCCGGTCAGCAGGTTGACCGCCTCATAGCTCACGCCGCCGCCCGCGGGCGTCCGCGCGATCACCGTCAGCGGCGCATAGGCGTCCGCCTCCGCAGGGGCGCAGGCCCCGTCATGATAGCGGTACAGCCCGCCGCCGGTGAAGATCCACAGGCTCCCGCCCATGTAGACCGCCGTGCTGCGCTCGTCCGGCAGGCCGCTCGCCAGCAGCTCGCTTTCCGTCCCGTCGTCCCAGCGGCGATACAGCCCGGTCCCCGCGTGGACGAGGCGGTGCGTCTCGCCGCCGAACACCGCGTCGAACAGTCCGTTGATCTGTCCCTCAAAGGTCTCCGCCGTGCGCCAGCCGGGGCGCTTTTCCGGCAGGCCGCCCATATCCGCGACGATGTTGGGCGCCCAGGGCGAGCGCGAATCGTCCACCAGCGCGGGGTCGGTGGAGAAATCCACGCCGCGGAAGCGCTCGTATTTTTTGGTGCGTATCGTTACGCCGCGTCTTGCCGACATGCGCCTACCTCCCGTACAGCGACTGCCTGACCGCGCCGCCCGACAGCGTCGAGCGCGGGAGCAGCGCGCGCGTCTGGAGATAGAGGTTGTAAAACGCGCCGTAGTCCACCACGAGGTCCGCGACGAGCTGCTGCGCCGCCACGAAGTACGGCAGGCAGGCCGCCGCCTCCTCGCTGACCTCGAATTCGCAGTCGTCCGCCGTGTCGGGGCCGAGCTTCTGCGGCGAGGCGATGTAATCCAGCGTCAGCACGGAGGTGTCGCCCGGCGCGCAGAGCAGCTTTCCGTCCACGACCTCGCAGTCGGCGGCGCGACCGTCCTGCCCGCGCACGCGGATGACGCGCGCCACGTCCGGCGGCAGGTCCTGACTGCCCGTGCCGTCCAGCGCGAGGCTTATGCGGCGCACGATGGGCTGCCACGCCGCCACGTCGCGCTGCGCGAGGTCGAAGAAGTCGTTCATCCGCGCGTTGAGGTCCTCGTCAACGGTCAGCGCGCCGTCGATCGAATACTCGTCGAGCAGCATCAGGACCCTGCGCTTGCCTTCTCCCAAAGTCATTGATATGTCCTCCTTCCCGCGCCCGTGGGGTAGCTTCAAAAGTTACCCCACGGGCAAAAAGATGTGCGCGCTTACGCCGGATTCGAGAAGATGATCTGTCGTCCGTCGCCCCAGCCGCAGCCGAAATCGACGTAGCCGGTGTAAAGGTCCTTGAGCGGGTTGTCGAGCGCGGTCTGCATGACGGTGGGCTTGGTGATGTACACCAGCTTGACCATCTCGCGCATGAGCGCGGGATCGCAGATCGCCCACTGCTTGGCGGTGAAGCCGTCGTTGCCGCCGCCGATGACCATGTACTGCAGGTCTGCGAGCGGGTTGGCGGCGTTGGAGCTGTCCGCGGGGTTGCGCGCGGGACGGAACTTGCCGTTGTCGCCGCAGATCTTCTTTGCCTCCGCCTCCAGCTCCGGGGAGACGAGCAGCAGGTTCATATCCGCCAGCAGCGGCAGGCCGTCGGGGGTCGTGAAGCGGCCCGCCATGCCCTGCGCCGCGGTGATGGCGCTGACGGAGAGCTCCTCGGTAATGAGGTTGGAATAGGTGCCGCTCTCGCTGTCGACGACGAAGCTGCGGCCCTGCGAGCCTTTGGAGGCGTTGGGATGGTCGGTCGCGGCCCAGGGCTTGCCGTCGCCGCCTTTGCAGTCGGCGTTGAAGGCGTTGGCGAACATGCGCAGCGCGTGCATGTACACGGTCATCGCCGCGCTGTTGCCCAGCATCTTGCCCACGCGGGAGCACTCGCCGCTCTTGTCGATCTTCGCCTGCTTGTAGCCGACGGACTCGGAGAGAGAGAACTCCTCCGGCGTGATGATGGTCTTGAAGCCGCGCTTCTTCGCGCCCTCGTTGAGGTTTTCGCCGTCGTAGGCGGGCATCTCGCCGTAGCCGCCGCTGCCGGTCAGCTCATAGTCGATGCTGTTGCTGGTCGCGACGCCGAGGATGGCGAGCAGCTTGTTGAGACGGTTGGCGTAGGCGTAGTCGAACGCCTTGCCGACGAACTTGTAGTTGTCGGTCTTCCATGCGGTATTGGACATGTTTCGTTCCTCCTTATTCTCAGGCGTCCACGGCGAAGGCGTGCTTCTTCACCATGACGTTGATCTTGCCGAAGCCGATGTCCGCGCCGACGACGCGGAGCGGCAGGCTGGCCGACGCGCTGAGCACGAGGCCCGTGCGCGCGCTGTCCAGGTTGCCCTTGGCGAAGCCGGGAGGCGGGAACACGGCGTACACGTCGCCGGAGACCGGCGTGCCGCCGCTCTCGAGCGTCAGCGTGCCGGAGGTGTTCGCGGTCACGGCGAAGTCGGTGATGCGGCGCACCGCGCCGAGCTTGTCGGTATTGGTGCTGCCCGCGGCCTTGCTGACGAGCTTGACGTACCCGCCGTTGAAGTCGTCGTTCGCGAAATACTGACCCGCGGTGAACACCAGCGTGGTGGCGCTGCCGCTCGCCGCCGTGATCTGCGGCGCCGCGCACTGATAGATCGCGGCAGGATCGTCGATGACCTTGAGCTTCGTGCCGTTGGCGCGCGGGTCGAGCGCGTCCGCGCTGCCGCTGTGGTTCTCCGCCGCCACGCCGAGCAGCGCGCCGGTCTCCGCCGCGACCGCAGAGATCACCCTGCCCTCGCTCAGCTTGACGAGCTGGCCTTCGCCGATCTCCGCGCTGTACGCGACGTCGTACTCGCGGGCGCTGACATGGGCCGCCCCGTCGAGCTTCTGATAAAACTTCATTGCTGTTTCTCCTTTCTCATCTGCCCAAAAATTCTCCGGCCGTCATGGCCATCTCCGGATGCTCCGCGTTCCACGCGTCGAGGACGTACTTCTGCGCCGGCGAGAGCGTCTCGCCGAGCGCGGCGCCGCCGCCGGTGGAACGGGCGCTGCGGCTCTGCATCCGCGCGACCGCCGCCGCGCCCGCCTCGTTTACGAGCGCCGCGAAGTCGTCGTAGAGGTCGGCGAGGTACTCCCTGCCCATGCGCGAGCCGCAGAAGCGGACAAAGCGCGGGTTTCCCAGCAGCTTTTCCGCGTCCACGTCCGGGTGTCGGGCGAGGAACTCGTCGAGATCGCGCATCGCGAAGTCGAGCTGCGCCCTCTTTGCCTCGGCAAGCGCGTCCAGCTCAGCCGGCGCCGCCGTCTTTTCCTGATCCATCATTCTTTCCCCTTTCTTCATAAAATCGGTATCGTCTCGTCCGCCGAAGCGGACGGTTCGACCGTTTTGCCCCCGAAGCGCTCCCGCCAGTCCGCGACGATCTCCTGCTTCTGCGGGATGTCGAGGCAGTCCAGCTCCGCGGCGAGCAGCTTCCAGTTGTCCGCCGTCACCTGCGTGGCGATCAGCCGCTCCAGCGTCTCCACCGTGGCCGACGGGCTCCTGGTCAGGGCGCTGCCCACGCTCACCGTCACGTCGACGCGCGGGTAGTAGACCTGCCGCTCGCTGACGAGCTCTCCGGTCAGCGGGTCGCGCAGCTCCGGCGATTCCAGCGCATAGTTCGCGCCGTTGTAGATCACCGTCTCGCCCGCGCCGCCGCTCTGCTTCGCGCCGATATAGAGCAGGCGGTCGTCGTCGAAATACTCCAGCGCCAGCGCGTCGAGCAGCTCGTAGAGACGGCAGAAGCCCGCGCTGCGGTCGGCGGATTTGATCCGCTGCTGCGCCTGCGCGTCGGAGCGGAGCTGCATCAGCCCGCTCGCCGTGGTGACGCGCGCCGTCTCCTGCCCGTTGTTGGAGTCATAGTTTCGGTTCGCGCGCTGGATCTGGTTCTGGAGCCAGCCCACCATGCCCAGGCTCTTCACCCCGTCGGAGAGGCCGCCCAGCCGCGCGACGCCGCCGCCTCTGCCCGGGTTGACGCGCACCACCGCGCCGGGGACGTTCGTGAACTCCTCGCCCGGGGCGAGCGCGCCCTCCTCCAGAATGACCACGTCGTTGGCGGACATCGCGTCGTTGAAAAGGCCCGTCGCAAGCTCACGGTCCGCCGCGTCCACGAGCGGGAGGATCGGCTCCAGCTCGCTCTTGTTCCAGAACTGCGTCTCGTCGCGGATGCACCAGTAGTGCACGAAGGGGAACAGCTCGCACTGCGCGCCGAGGCGCACCCAGTAGTTCGGGATGTGCCGCAGCTCCACGCCGCCCGCCTGCACGCTGCATCCGATGCTGCCCGCCTTCGCCGCCTTCGTGTCGAAGGGCTGGCGGTACCAGAACTCCATCACCTGCACCAGATCGTCCCGCGCCGCGGTGGACTGCGTGTAGGGCTCGAGGATGTCGTCCGCCTCGCGGTACTGCGCCGCGCCGACCACGTCGTTGAGCGCCTTGTCCTGCTTTTCCAGCACGTCGTGGTAGAGCCGCCAGAACCGGAGCTTGTGCATCGTATAGAGATAGAACACATACTCGCCTGCCTGCAGGCCCTCCGGCCCCGCCGTCGGGTCGGGGTAGATGTCCTGCACCGCCACGTCGCGGATGCGGATGTTCCCCTTCCGGCTGCCGCAGGGCATCGACTCGTCCCAGTACGCCTTCCAGAACGCGTCGCCCAGCTTGCGCAGGCGGCGCTCGTTGGCGGTGTTGAGGTCGTTCAGGCGGTTTTCCTCAATGAGGTAGCGCACCGCCAGCTCGCGCTCCTTCGCCTTGACGCCGTCGAGGTCGTCGTCCCGCCCGTGGAACTCCGGCACGGGGATCTCCGGCTCGATCTGGCTCTCGACCATGATGTACGGGTCGGGCACGCAGGCGGGCGTCCACGGCAGGCCGCTTTCGCTGAGCGCGTCCGCCATCTCCCGCGCCGCGTCGTGGGCGTTGTTGTAGTAGTCGTTGTACCGGCGCCACTCCGCCTCGCGGACGGCGCGCTCGTCCTTCGCCTGCTGGAACAGCCACTCCGCCGTGGCGACGCGTCCCTCCGCGGTGGCGTAGTCGTAGACGCGGCCCCGCTCATAGCCCTCCGGGGTCGGGGTCCGCTTGAAAAATCCCATGGTTTTTCCTCCTGTTGTGACTTTATGCGTTACTTTTTGGGCAGCCTGCCGCCCTTTCCGCGCTCACACCGGCCGGTTCCCCGCCCGCCTCCGCTTCTCCCGCGGCTCGAGCCGGTCGATCAGCTTCACGCGCGGCGGCGCGTTCTCGCCCGCGCTCACGCCCGTCTGATAGACGCAGAAGCCGCGCAGCGCGTCGGGCGCGTGGGTCAGCTCGTGCGGCGTGTTCGCCGCGTCGTTCGCGCGGCGCTCGTCGTACTGCAAAAGCGGCAGGCAGCGGATGAGATTGCGGCAGTTCGGGAAGATGCGGATGCGCGGACGCTTTACGCCGTCCTCCCCCTCGCGCGCCTTGAGCCATTCCCTGACCGCCATCCATCCGGCGATCCGGTCGTTGCTCGTTCTGGTCAGATAGACCCCGTGCTCGGCGAAGATATCCGCCACGCTCCGGCCCGTCTCCTGCCGCGCGTTCCACAGGTCCGGCGGCGCGAGATACGCCGTGACCGCCCGCCCGTCCGCGAGCGCCTTGACCGCCTCCGCCGCCTCGGACACGATCAGTCCGTCGTGCCCTGCGCCGCAGTCGCGGCCCTCGTAGACCTCGCCCACGACCCAGGCGTACCCCGCCTCGTCCACGCCGATCAGCAGCGCCGCCAGCATGTCGAGCCCGTAGTCCAGCGTGATATACCAGCGCCACCACGCGGGCGGCTGGAACGCCGCGCAGACATGGACCTCGCGGTCCCATTCGGTGAAGAACCGGCCCGCGAACACGTCCCAGCTCCCGTCGCGCCACGCCTCGCGCAGCCCGTGGGGCAGGTTGTCCAGCCGCCGGACGTACTCGGGGTCCTTTTGCATCAGGATCAGGTTGTCCGTCACCCGCGCCGGGATGAACACATAGTCCTCCGGCCGCTCGTCCGCGCGGAAGTCGCGGTCGATGAACAGGCGCTTCACCCATGCGTGGCCCGGCCCGCCCGGGTTGCAGGTGAGATACATGCGCTTGGGGAAGTCGTTCGCGCCGCGGAGCGCGGCGGTCAGCGTCGCGTACTGGTACTCGGTGAAGTGCGTCGCCTCGTCGAGGAAGATGACGTCGTACTCCTGCCCCTGGTACTGGTCCACGTCGCCCTCGCTGTCGCAGTAGCCGAAGACGATCAGGCTGCCGTTCGGGAACTCGAAGGTCCTGTCCGCTGCCCTCCACTCCGCCGCGCCGCGCAGGAGCCGCCGCATCGGGCGGATGTGGTTCTCCCGCAGCTCGACGAGCGTGCGGCGCAGGATCAGGCAGCGCAGGCCCGCGTACCGCACGGCCATCAGCACCGCCTTGTGCTGCACACACCAGCTCTTGCCGCCGCCGCGCGCCCCGCCGTAGCAGACGTAGCGCTCGCGCGCGGCGAAAAACAGCTCCTGCTTCGGCTGCGGCGGCGGGATGACGAGCTCAATCGCCACGGTCGCCCACCGCCTCCGCCAGCGTCAGCGTGACGTGCTGCTCCGCGCTCTGCTCCTCCGCTCCGTCCACCCCGCGCATGTGCTCCAGCCGCTCCAGCGCGCTCAGCGCGCCCTTGGCGTCAAAGCCCTTGACCTCGCCCTCCATGCAGCGGTCGTAGACCTGCCGGTACAGCCCCGCCAGCTCCTCCCGCGCCCGCTTCGTCTCCGCGGCGCTTCTCTTCCTACTCACGTTTCATAACGCCCCCCTTTCCGTACCGTTCCCCGCCGCGTTCCCGCGATGCGGCGCGCGAAAGGTCGCTTTACACGTTACTTTCAGGGCAAAGGGCCCCCGCCTTTGACCGTTCCGCCGCCGCACCGCGCTCCGGGAAATCGCCGATCCGACTTCACGCGCACGGCGGCGGTAACTCTCCCGTTTCCGCCGCAGCGCGGCGCTTTTCCATACGCCGGAAGCCCCGCTGCCGCATGGGTTCAACGCCTGTTCCCGCTCGGACGGAAGCCCGCCGCCGCCCGTTCGGAAGAACAAAAGCTCATTCCTCACGCCGCGGAGCCTCTTCCGCTCGCGAAAAGCCCGCCGCTCAAGCCGAAAACCTGAGCCTTCCCGTCCGGAAAGGCGAAACGCCCCTCCGCATCGCAGCGCTTTTTTATGCGCCGGAAGCCCCGCTTTCGCCCGCTTAAAAGAGCAGCACTCCCCGCCGCCGCGCCGTGCGCATCGACCGGACCGTCGATTCTCCGAGGGCTGTGCCCTCATCGGTAACTTTTTAAGTTGCTTTTAATATAGCACATACGTTCGTGTCTTGTCAAGTTATTTTTTCTTGATTTTTGAAAAAATTTTTGATACAATGAGCTCAGATCAAAATCGCCTGCTGGGAGGGATCGACATGACGCTCGGCGAACGCATCCGATCGACGCGCGAGGCGCTGGACATGACGCAGGAGGAACTCGGCGCGCTCTGCGGCACGACGAAGCAGACCATCTTCAAATACGAGACCGGCATCGTGACCAACATCCCGCTCGACCGTCTGGACCTGCTGGCGGAGAAGCTGGGCGTCACGCCCGCGTACCTGCTGGGCTGGGAGGCGGACGCGCCCGTCCTGCCGGAGAAGCTGGCCGAGCTGGCGGAGCCCTTCGGCAGGTTGGACGACGTCGGGCAGGACAAGGTCATCGGCTACACGGCGGACCTCGTCTCCTCCGGCAAGTACGTCCGCACGGAGCCGGAGCGTCCCGCGGCGCTCCTCTTCCCGCGGGCAAAGCGCCGCCGCGACGGCTTTACGGAGTTCAGGGTCTACGACCAGCCCGCCGCCGCGGGCCTCGGCAACTACATCGACGTACCCGCCTTCGCCGTGGAGCAGTATCCCGCCGAGCTGACGCCGGAGGGCGCGGAATTCGGCGTGCGCATCTCCGGCGACTCGATGGAGCCGGAGCTTCCCAACGGCTGCACGGTGTTCGTGCGGCCCACGCCCGCCGTCGAGCCGGGCGAGATCGGCATCTTCGTCTACGACGGGCAGGCGTACTGCAAGCGGCTGATCGCCGACCGCGGGACGCGGCAGACGAAGCTGCGCTCCCTGAACCCGCGCTATGCCGACATCGTCATCGACGACGAGTCGCGCCTGCGCACCCTCGGGCGCGTGCTGGGGCACTATCCCGCGTGACGCGCGCCGG